TCTTCGCGGCCCCATCTCGTTTGCAAAATATTTAGCGCGGGACGGTTTCCTAGGCCGCGAGCCCGGGCGAGCTCGAGCGGCCGGGTCGATGCGCTCGGATGAGTAAGATTCGATGTAAATAGCCGCGGCGGCTGTCGGCGATAAATTTCATGTTAATTCGCGCCCGGGCTATTTAATCGAGGCCGGGCGCGCCCGGGCATTATTGATCGCGAGGAGTCGGGATCATGCACATCGTCGCGTACACCATTTTTGTCAAGGCGACCGCCGAGGACGCGGAGGCGCGGGCGCGCGATCTCCTCGACCGCCACCTGTGCGCGCTGTTCGTCATGCACACGCGCGAGGGCACGTGGGCCGTGTGCGAGGACCGCTTCGTGCCGCACCGACCGCTGCCCGAGTTCGAATACCTGAAGAACATGCTGCGCGAGGCGCCCGCGTGCGTGGTGCGTCTGTGCGAGCTGGGCGCCGCCGAGCACACGCCCGAGATGATTCGCCGGCTGGTGAGGAACGTCGCGGAGGACTCGGTCTAGCTGGACAGCCGCGGAGGACTCGGTCTAGCTGGACAGCCACTTGTCCGCCTTGTCGCTCAGCTTCTCTATCATGCACAAATGTTTTATCATTTTGGACTTTAAATAAACCAGCTCGTCGAGCAGTTGCACGTTGTCGTTTTTTTTCCAATGCACCTTGCGCTTGGCGACGAACTCGCCGATGACGCGCACCAGCCCCTCGGCGTTTTGGTCGAACGAGCGCCGCAGAAACTCGGGCAGCCGGTGGGCGCCGTACTTGGCGACGAGCGCGGCGGGGTCGCGCGACTCGAGCAGCGACTCGATCTGCTCGTTGTCAAAGTCCAGTTCGTACAGATCGCCGACGAACTCCGCCTTGCTCTTGTCGGTCTTGGCGTTGAGCTCCAAGCAGTTGAGCTGCTCTTGCAAGGCGAACAGATACGCCTTGAGGTAGAACAGGTCTTGGAAGAACTTGACGTTTTGGCTGTTCTTGGTGCGGTTGGTGAAATAGACAAACACCTTGTTGTCGTAGTGCTGTCGAATCTTTTTGAGTTTCGAGTAGAGCTGTTGGGTTTGTTGCAGCAGATCCATTGTGAGCGCCGAAAATCCACTTATATCATAGAAATCAAACGACGGTGTGCGTGCGCGTTTATTTATTTATAATTTATTTTTTGAAAAGTATCTGACGGGCAACAGGAATTGATAGCGATCAAAGTCAAAGTCGGGACGCCGGTCGACGAGCACGCCCGCCACGTTGGCGAACTTCTGCCGGCCGTTGCTCCAGTCGAACTGCGACCCGAAATCGTAGTCGAGCCGCCGCAGCTCGAGCGCCAGGCGGCGCGTCTCGTCGTCGTCGCCCTTGAGTATGGCCGCCATCAGCCGGTCGTCGAGACTCTGCGCGGCGAACTCGGGCGCGAGCGCGCTGTCGTACACGTACTTGTAGACGGCCGCGCGCGGCCGGTCGGTCCAGCTGGCGCCGCGCCGAAACCGCAGCTTCACGCTGTTCTCGTACACCAGATCGCGCACGTCGGGCGGAAAGGTGTACGCGTGAAAGAGCGCGTAATACAAGTGGACGACGTTCAGGTACTGCGCGTACATGTAGCAGTTCTGGCCCGTGTCGCGCTCGGACGTCACGACGACGTGATGGTGGCTTTGGAAGAAGGGCGCCCGCCTGTTGACGAGCGTCGCGTAATTCTCGATGTAGCTGTCGAACTCGAAGCGGCCGACGTTGTCGTACAGCTTGGCGACGCTCCGGTCGAAGAACACCTCCAGCCGCCGGTTGTGGGACGCCATCCTGTCCGAGCGCACCTCGTCCACGCTGCAATCCATGTCCATGAGGAGCACAAAGTCCGTGGCGATGCAGGCGCGATCGCAGTTCATTACGATCGTCAGCTTGATGTAGTCGATCTTGGAGGCCGTCGTCTGCAGGGCGTCGATGCGCCCGCGCCGGTCCCACTGCTCTCGAAAGTCGACGGCGACGACGCCCGCCGCCTCCTCGCCCGCCGGCACGGGCGAGGCGCCGGGCGCGTCGAAGCAGTACACCAGCACGCACGGGTAGCGGCGCGCGTGATACCGGATGTTGTGCCAGAACGGGAAGCGGTCGGTGTTGTACACGGCCGCGCCGTCGGGCCTGTACCACACGAACACCAGCGTCAGGTCGTCGGCCATGTCTGCGACTGAGGCGCGCGCCGGCGCCGAGGATTATTTATCGACTGGCGTTATCGGCGCGCGCGTGCGGTAATCCAGATTGGCCAAGTAGGTCGCCTCTCTTTGCTGGCGCGTCTGGCGTTGCGATTCGGCGCCGAGGCTGACCGTGTAGACGAGCACGATGAAGAGCACCACCACGACGAACACGACGACGGCGCCTATCACCATGACGAAATCGCGCAGAAAGGTGCGGTTGTGCGAGACGAGCCGCTGCAGCTGGTCGTAGTCGACGACCGAGCTCGCCCCGGCGGCGGCGGCGCCGCCGAGCGCGGCGGCCGTGCGCCGCATCGTTAGAGAAAATAATTGTAACGAGTCGCCACCACGGTGAGCTCGTCCACGTGCCCGCGCTTGATGAAGGACTCGCGCACCTCGAACAGATGCCGGCTGTCGTTGACGTCCGCGTAGTCGAACGCGATCGGGTTGTCGTCGGGCAGGTTGTTGGGCACGGGGCCGTGCAAGCCGATCGCGAAACTGTCGTTCTTACAATACAAACGCACGCTCCTCTGGCGCTCGACGGTGTTGAGCTTGACGATGATCTCGGGCACCACTTGGAAGGGCAGAATGAGCATCTCGAAGGCGCGCACCAAATTGACGACCACCTGCGAGGACGCCTCCACGCCCAGCATGTCCATGGCGAGCTGGATGTAGCGCAACGCGTGGCGGTTGACGTTGACGCACACGCGCTTGTAGTCGCCCTTCATGAGCCGTCGCACGCGCTCCCACGTCAGCTTGTTGAATATGCTGTCCACCTCGCGATCGGGCAGGTAGATGGCGTAGCGAGCGGGCACCCGGCGGAACTCGAAGATGCACATCAGCCGCTTGACGCTCAATATTTTCACCATGCTGGGCGTCTCCAGTTTGAAGCAGAGCAGAAAGTCGTTGTTGTCGTCGTCGCGCAGCCGCTTCAGGTTGAACAGCGGGTCCTCCGCCTCGATGGGCGTGAGCTTTTTGTAGTTGACGTTGGTGCGGAACTCGACCGGGCACGACACGATGTCGTGCCCGATGATCATGGTGTTGCAGAAGAACAGATCGTTGGTGAGCAGCACGCTGAACACGCGCGTGTCGCCCACGCCCACCTCGCCGATGGGCAGGATGGGGTTCCAGTACACGACCGTGGCGTTGGTGTTCTTTTTCGGGACGCGCGTTTCGCTCGCGTCGCCCAGCTCGTGCCTGTACACGAGCACCGATTGGAACGCGGGCAGCTTGGACGCGTCCACGTATCGAATGTCCTCGTCGGTGGGCACGTACACGACCAGATTGAGCACGAGCGCGTTGCCCACGTCGTTTTGCGGCACCACGTATTCGTAGGGAAAGGCGACAAAGTAGTCGCTGATGCACACTTTGATGTTCAGCGGGCACGCCGATGAGGCCGGAGGCGGCGGCGGCGGCATTTCGCTCAGCTGGGTTTTAGATTGATCACCTCCACCAAACTTATTAAAGGCTCCGGGATGTATTTGTATTGGTAGTATAAAATTTTTCGCACCTGCTTCTCGTTCGTCGCCAAGGCGAACAGCAGGAAAGCGCAAACGAGAAATGTCGTCACCAGCAACACGAAATGCACGTACATGTCACACCTCGCCCTGCATCAGCTTGACGAGCGTGTTCTCGACGACGGCGGAGGCGGCGGCGGCGGGCGGCGAGAGGCCTGCTCTCGACGACACGGGGGAGAATTTTTTCCTGACGTTGCTGTCGAATATCGTTAGCGCGTTGACGATTTTACGATTCGGGTGCGCCGTCAGCGCGGAGCTCATGAGCGTTCTTATAAATTCAGCGTAATGCCACAGAAAATTGTATTTGATTACGAAAACGACGGTTTCGTCGGCGGCGGCGGGCCCGACGGCGCGGCGGATCGTCTCGAACCTGTCCGCGCACAGCGCGAAATACACGTACGATTTGTTGATGAACCACAAGATTTGACTCTCGTCGAGCAGCGTCGCGCCGTACAGGGACAGCGGCTTCAGCATATCGTAAAAGCGCACGTCGCGAGTCAACGGGGA